AATTCACTATCACTAAAAATCTTTTTTATATGATAGTTTATTGTGCGAACATCTATATCATATAATGTTGCCATCATTTTTTGTGTCAACCATATATTCTCATCTTCGTAACGCATCTCAATACTATCCGCTTGGTCTCCTACCGATGCAACATACGTCAGATATTCCGCCGCACTTGAACGAATAGTTATTTCATCTTTTTTCTTTGTCAAATAGAATTCCTCCTTCATCATAAGATCATCCTATTATTCCACAATCGCATAACACATCTTACCTTTAAATGCCACTCCGTATTTGATAATATTTTTGTAGCCATCTTCCCTTGCTTTTGACGCATAGTCACGGTCATTTATTTGCTTTAAAGCACGTTTTGCGGCTTCATCTGCCGTTTCATTTTTACCGCACACTTTAAATTCAAGTATTACAGCATTTTGTGCCACATCTTGCTGATACAAAGCCAAATCACTGCGGCCGTCACCGGTTTCACGATTTGATTCTACCTTATAATACACATTACCCGAAAGTAATCCTGATATTAAGCCATGATAAAATGATTCTGTACTGTCATAATAACTTATAGTTTTTCTCAACAAATCAGTTATTTGCTCCGCAAAGTCTTGTGCATTACGTCCGAGCAAAGCTTTATACAAATTATCTTTATTAATTGCCTTTTTATATATTTCAAAATATTGAATTATTATATCTGTATAACAGCTTTTTATTTCAAGATTAGGAATGACAAGTGAATAGATTGTAGGCTCGCCTATCACTTCACCTGTTTTGACTATTTCTTTTATTTTCAGATAACCGGTAAAGAACAGAAAGCTCCATATATTTTCATTATTTTCAGTTAAATCACCGTACGTCACTGTTTCTTTTAATACAGTTTCTACGCTTCCGCCATGAATTAAATTTTCAATAATATCCTTTGTTTCATTATCTGCCTGACTGACTAATGTTCTGATAATATTATTTGAACTTGTATTGGTCCACCATGGTATTGCAGATATATCTTTATCTTCTGACCATTCTTTTACTTGATTAAGTACACTCCACGGATTATATACTTCAGATTTTCCAAACAAATATCCGTCATACCACTTCTTCATAAGTTGCGATTTTTCTTCTATATTATAATATTCCATCAATTCGTCTACTTCATATTGCACAAATCCGAAACTTTCAGAATATTTATTTGAAAGTATTGAATTTACCGCAAGATTATTAAGTCCGGTAAAAATACTTTCTTTTGATATTCTAAGACAACCTGTAATTACAGAAAACTCTAATGCTGAGTTTGTTTTTAAAGCAGATTCAAACAATGAGCGGATAAATCTAACCATTTCATCATAATAGCCCGAAAAATATGCATCTTCAAGCGGTACATCATATTCATCAATTAGTATTATTGTTTTTGTTCCGTAATATTGTTTTAGACATATACTCAAAAGTTGTATAGAGTTACTCCATACTGCATCTTCATCCATTGACAAAATTTTTTTATATTCATCTTTATATTCATCTGCCAATTTATCACTGTCTAAAATAAATTTATTATTTATAAATTGTCGCTGTATTTCATATTTTAATCCTCTCAACGCTTCTCTATAATTACCTTGCTTTGCACACTTTAAAGACAACGTAATAACAGGGTGAGTGTTTCTGTACATATCCAATTCTTCATAATGCTCCGATATTTTCAATCCGTCAAAAAGATATGCGTTATCCTTTTCATTTATATCGAAGAAATATTTAAGCATACTGAAATTCAACGTTTTTCCAAAACGTCTTGGGCGAGTTATTAAGTTATTCTGTCCGCCGCTATGCAGAAGTTCATAGATAAGCATTGACTTATCAACATAATAAAAGCCGCTGTCTATAAGCTGTTTGAAATCTTCATAGCCTATGGGTATTCTCTTTTTACCGTTTGTCAATAACATATTCTCGCCTCCCGTATTCGTATAATGTAAGTATAACACAAATTTTTACCTTTATCAACGTTATATTTTACTTCATAAATATTTCCACCGACTTATCAGGATACACAACTATCTTTTCAATTATCCGCCGCATATCGTCATTGGTATATTCGTTCTGCATGAGAATTTGCTCAATATCCTTATGAATATCATCAATATGCGTGGCTTTTTTCTGAATTTCATCATAAACTTTTAATTCCTCGTCAATACTTCGCATACCCTCATCAATAGCGGACATTTCTTTTTTGAGTTCGTCCATTGTGATAATATCCGCCGCAAACATTTCTTTAAATTTGCTCCGACGTTTTTCAAGCGACTGTCTTGTATCAGTCAATTTTGACACATCAACATTCGTTGTTTGTGCTTGATATTGTTTCATCAGCTTATCCGCAAACGCTTTTTTATCTTCTATTGCCGTAAGCAGATATGATTTAACTTCATTAAGCAGTTCCTGCTCATCAACAGTGACACTGTTTGTACAATGAGCATTACCGTTATTGTTATGCACACAACAACGGTATCTCACATAACGGTTTTTCCATTGATACACCTTTGCGGTAAAGCTTTTGCCGCACTCACCGCATTTAATCAAATTTGAAAACAAGTGTCGATTTGAAAATCTGTTGCCGGGATTGTCATTTTTATATTGCTCTTGTCTTTCTTTAATTTTATGCTGAACAAGTTCAAAATCATCATCGCTGATTATTCTAAGTTCCGGACGTTCATGTATGTACCATTTCTCCGGCGGAATTGCTTCTCTTGTTCCCGAAAGGAAATCCTTTGTGACGCTTTTATTATTTATAATCTTACCTATATATATCGGGTTTTGCAAAATTCTGCGTATGGTTTTCGGAACCCATTTAGCTTGCTTTTTTGTCGGGATAGCCATTTCATTTAATTTAATGGCTATCCGCCTCGTGCCTTCCCCCTCTATATACCACTTAAACATTAACTGTACAATATAGCTTTCCTGCTCATTAATTTCAAGTGTATATGTATCTATTTTGTTGTAGCCGTAAACCACATTCGGGACACGACCTTTCTTCGCATTTTGACGTTTACCGAAAATTACACGCTTGGACAAGTTAGAACTTTCCTCTTGTGCAAGTGCGGCAAACACCGTCAATACAAATTCACTTTCACCTATAACCGTCTGATTATTCGACAAAAATCTGACATCAACACCGTTGGAACGCAAGGTGCGGATACCGTATAAGAAATCAGACGTGTTACGGGCAAATCGGCTTATGTCTTTTACCGCAACATAGTCAAATGCTCCTGTTTTGGAATCTTCCAAAAGTTGAGTAAATGCTTCACGCTTGTTCATGCTTTTGCCGCTGATACCCTCGTCAGCGTATATTTTCACCAACGTATCGCCCTCTTTATCAGCGTATTGCTCGAAAAATTCTCGCTGATTTTCGAGAGAAGATAGTTGTTCCTCTTTCTCTGTGCTGACACGACAATATGCCGCCATTCTCACTCTACCGCACCTCCCTTCCACTTGGTGTATGTATAATTATCTGCGTTTTATTGGCTTCCTCGAAAGTATCTTCAATAATTCAGACTCAAATATTTGCTTACTCTTTGGTGGTCTGATCTTAATATGCATAATATCACCTCCTATAAAATAATATGCCAAATAAACATTAATATTTATTTGACATAAAAAAGACAGGTCATAAAATAACCTGTCTATGTTCAATTCAAAAAATATTATATAATTACATATCCCCAACAGCTTTTAATCAGCAAATGAATTTCACTTTTTCCGTCCATTCAAGTAATTCTCGAACAAGCTTAGGTACATATTGTTTGTATTCTGTTTGTATTCTGTTTGTTCGTCGCAGTGTAGGATTCATTGATATTTTATCCGTAACGCTCACTCTGCCTACAAGCTCCGCAATCTCTATTACATCTGCCATGATACACTCGTTTATTTCAAACGGCGGTTGTTTGTCAACACCCTCACCTCTTGATTTGATTATATCAATCCATCAATCAAAAATCAAGTCATCAATCATTTTACTGATTAATGACTTGATTAAAAATTTAAAATCTTATTCCACTTCATATTCAACCGTGGCAAGTTCATTCATTTCGATGTCATACAGAGTTGCCGTAACAGTTCCGCTCGGTGTAAAATCCTTTGGATTCATCACTCTATATTCGCCTGCGCCGTTTGTGATTACCTTTCTGTCTCCGACATTATCTCCGCACTTAAATCTGACTATATAAGAAGCTTCTTCCGTAACGGTAATATAAACGCTGCCGTCTTTATAAGTAATACCATACTCCCAATCTTTCTTCGGCAATGTAATCTTCACATTGCCATATTCAGAGGTATACAGCACCCAACCTTCTGCTGTCATTGTTGCCGGTTTTGTATACTTTTTTGTCCACACCGATTCATCTGATAAATTCGGAATTGTTATTTCTTCCGTCACGTTCGGATAACCCTCAAGTGAACGCACCGCTCTTCCGCTTTCGGTCAGTGTCGGGTCTTCGGATATGCTCCAAGCACCCCACCAATGAGCATAAAGCGTTACATCATCGCCGGAAATTCCTTCAAAGTTTTCAATCTTTGTTCCGCCGCCTTTTTCGGTATACCAACCGCCAAACGCAAAATTATTTCTTGTCAAATCGGCAAACGCCTCATCGCCGTCTATCCAATAGTTGTTAATGTATTTGCAGCTTGTTATGTTTCCGCCACTATAATTAGGGTCAAATGTAACATTGCGTTCCCTTATATCATTAGGAAGCGGAATAGTCTTCACCACATTCACTATATAAGGCATATTGTTTTTATAATAATCTCTTACAACCTCAATATTATTTCCCTTTTGTCTTATTCGGCAGAAAATAACATTATTAATATCCTTGATTGTATATGTATAATATTTATCGGTTTCAAAGCTATACAGATACACTGTGGATTGACTCGTTATAAAGCTCGGTTTGAAGAAACAAATATATTTGCCGTCCTCAGTTATAATATAACTTGTCGGTTTTGCTCCGTTCTCCGATGATGAAGGTGTAAGTGTTTCTGTAAAATCAGAAGTGGTTTTCACTTTGTCCATATCAATGTAGTAGAATTTTTGAATATCTTCATTCCATATAAATTGCATATAAAAACCGGTAAACATATCATATTCTTCATAAGTCGTTTCCGTGCAATGAGTAGTATAATCTACATATTCGGCTTTATTCAATACATTATCGCTTACCAAAAAACGTTCACGACTTACCGTACCCGGTTTGTCCGGTACAGGGTCATCCGCTGTAACGTCAACATGATATTTTTTTCCGTCGATTGTAACACAGCTCCAAGCATGAGGCTGCGGATTATCACCCAAATGTAACGGTTTTCTTCCCTCCACAATCGTTGCCGTCACTCCGACTCTGCTAAGTAGGTCGTTATATGCTTTAGCATACCCATCGCAAACGGCATAACCCTCTACAATCGCACCATACGCCGTGTGTGCATACGGTCTTGATACCGTCACATCATACTGACAATTTATCACAAGCCAGTCGTGAAGTGCCAATGCTTTTTGAAGTTCCGTCATATCCTTGCCCTTGTTTTTGCCGAGAGCCTCACAAAGTGCTTTATCGACCGCCGCCTCATATATGGTTACTTTATCCTCATCCGAAATATCATCTGTTACCGTAACGGCATCCGAAAGCGGTTTCATTGTTTCTAATCCGTCCCAATACATAACCTTGTCGCCGTTTTTTACATCAAGCACCGCATTGCTGCTTTTCGTCACATATTCTTTCACTACATTTGTAAGTTTTCCGTCCTCATCATATGATGCAACAATCGCAACACCTGACGTGCCGTTTCCGACAACTGCTTTGCCGCCCGATACGGTAATTGCCGAATCTGCCGCCGAAGCACTCACAGACATAACAAACAAACCTGTCAACACCGCAATTACCGCTATTACTTTCCTATAATTTTTCATATTTATCCCTCCTTTAAACGCATTAATATCATATTCTTTTATAATAATTATATCAGAAATTCATAAGATTTTCTACTGCTTTAATAAAAAAATATACAGGTAAGCCTTATTTAAAATAGACTTACCTGTTTCACATTTTATCTTCTGTCGTTCTTTACACCTGTCTTATAATCATAAAAAGAATATGCCTCGTTAAGAGCAAAATTTCCTAAAGTTTTAAAGACATCATCTTTAAACTCATTTTGTTTCATTTCGCCCTTTTCATTTATATATCTGTACATTTCGCCTTGATAAAAATACAAATTGTTTTGATTTGCCGCCGAATAGACAAGTCCAAAATACAATACATCATTATTAAAATAATAAATTCGATTATACTTAAAACCGTTTACACCTGACGGAATATCTATTCTCAGGACTTGATCTTCGAGAGTATAATACTTTACACCGCCGTCAATCTCTGAAACCTGAAGTGAACCAAGACTTTTATCTGTATTTTCTCTCAATTTATTGATTATGCTTGATTTCGTTCCAACGCCTTTTATCTCAGCCGATGGCATATTATTTTCATATGTATTTGGTATTTCACCGTCATTCAGCTTTACCGCCGACCACTTTATCGCCTCCGACGTCAAAATCGGATTGGCAGGTTTTTGTCCTTGATTGTGTCCGCTTACCAAAAAGTATCCCACAAAGCCTGACGCAACCGCCAAAAATATAACCGTTACAACCACAATAACAATAATAGCGATTTTATTGTTTGGCTGATATCCCTCAGAATTAAATTGTTGAGATTGTTCATTGGTTTTTACAATTTTTTCGCCGGTCATTGGATCAAAGTTATAGTCATCTTTAATAATTTTTTCACCGGTCATTGGATCAAAATTATAATCTTCTCTGTTCATATCATTATCCCCCTATCTGACGTATGCACTTGTCACATATCCGACCATACCGTTATAATAAACCTTATCATATCCGTTGTACGAGCCAAGATATTCAACTGCCGCTCCGACAGGAATTTCACAAATGTATTCCGCCGGCTCTGACGGTGTTTTTCTTAAATACACCGAATTTTGCACTCCTGAAATATGATAAATAGGATTTCCGCCTGTGTAGACATGAGGATCTGTTGATGTCAAATATTCCGCTTTGGCATAACCGATTTGTCCCTTGTATTTTATTTTGTAGAAACCGTTTGTAACATCCTCAATATATCCGACAGGTTCACCCCAAGGGATTGTACAGATATTTTCCGAATTTTCTTCCGCATACTTTCTTAAATATATTGAGTTCTGTACATTAAAAACATACATTGTAAATTTAACCGATACATCGGACGAGCCTGTCGCATGTTGCACCGGTTCAGCAGGTTTGGCATTTTTATTACCTGCCTGTTGAATTGCAATATTCGCGTCTTCCGTAAGATACTTTGTCATTACAAAGCCTTCTTGTCCGCCATACTTAATTTTTGAAAAATCATCATTTTCCTTTTTTACAAATTCAACCTGCGTGCCAAGCGGAATTGTGGTAATCTGTTCACCGTTTTGGTCCGGAGTTTTCCTCAATGTTACGCTTTCATTCACATTTACAATGTAAATAACCGTTGTCGGATTTTCTGTCGGTGCCGGTGTTGCAAGAGTTGTATCGACAACCTTGTCACACAACACATATCCGTCCACGCCGTTTACTCTTATCTTATAAAAACCGCCATGTGCAAGTGCCAAAAAACTTACCGTTTCATTTGCTTTTGTCTGCATAAGCACTGCCGAGCCTTTATCGGGATTTTCATAAACATTCGTACCGTCATCTAAAATTGTATATGACATACCTTCATTAATGCTGTTTAAACTTACATTTCCGTTGCTTGCATTATTGAACGTTGACGCATACTTTTGATATGCAAAAACAACTCCGCCGACAGACAGCAATGCAACTGTCGCACATATAACGCAAACAACGATTAATTTGTTCCTTGAATTCATTCCCCTCATCCTTTCGCTTAACAGATTTAAGTTTTTATTACAGATACACAAAATTATATAGTAATAATTAAAAATATTATATCATTTTCGACAACAGTTGTCAATATATTCCATAAAATAAAAACGGTTTAAATTTTTCGTTTAAACCGTTCTTCAAATTTATACCACAGGTTTCATTGTACCTTTTCCCAACAGAATATACGCATTGTTTCACCGTTATATCCTTTGTATTTTTACCTGCCATTTTGCAGTCCGCCACCTCTACCACTGCATGCGGCATATTTGTTTTTCTCCAAAGCTGCGGGTCAAAAGCGTCCTCCTTATACTTCGACTCAAACACTTTTGCATTACCTTCCGAACCGAAAAGTATAACTTTTTTATCAAAAGTCGCAAGACCCTCAACTTCTGTCGGACGGCCCACTCCTGTAAATGCCGAAATAGAATATTGCCCCAACTAAAATAGCTGATAAAATCAGCTATTTTTTTAATTTTTTTCTCAAAAACACTTGACAACCACACTTTTTCGTGGTATAATAAATATAGAAAGTGAGGTGAGGTCCGTTGAAAGACGAAGACGAAAAAATAAAAAAGCTTTTCAAACTCCTTACGGTAGTCGAAAAGCTCTTGATCAGATTGATTTCCATTGTTGGCTGGTTGAAAATTCTGATCGACATTATTACATAGAGATGGGGGTTTTCCCCCTCTCTGATTTAATTATATCACAAGTCTTTCAATAGTGCAATATGAAAAAAATATATTTAAAAATTGCCCTAAAAGTATTTTATATTTTAGGACTATGTTTCTTTTTGTACTACCTTGTAAAATCATTTTTTTAGAGGTGGATTATATGTTAAACTTAAAAGCCATACGGCTACAAAAAGGTTATAGCGTTCCAAAGTTTTCGGAATTGACAGGCATACATCGCCGAACTATCGAAGACATTGAAAAGCGTGGTGACTGCAAAATTTCAACCGCATACAAATTTGCACAGATATTAGGTGTAACTTTGGAAGAACTATATGATGAAAAGACACCAGAGGATTAACCTCTGGTGTCTTTTTATATTTTTTTGATTTTTTTCAATTTTTTTCTTAAAAAAGCTTGACAACCACACTTTTTCGTGGTATAATAAAATCAAGAAATGAGGGAAACCTCAAAAAAAAAGAAACAGAGATAATAATTTTTAGGAGGACAAAACAATGAAAAAATTTAAGGTAACAAACGAAATGTACAAAAACGGTAACGTAGTAGAAGCAAGTCGTGATAATTACGCAGGTGATTATGTAACTGCTGAAAGCGAAGCAGAAGCAATCGAACTATACAAAGATTTTCTAATTGAACAAATCAGAAACAACAACCTAAACGCTGAAATTATTGATGATGAAATCGTTGTAACCGATGATGACGAAATCGAAATCGAAAGATTCATAAACTTTGAAATTGAAGATTAATAAAAAAGTGGCTAAAAGCCACTTTTTTATTCTATCTATCATACATACCACATCTGTATTCTCTACAAATTGCCCTTAAGTCTTTATACGACAGTCCAAGACGACCTTTTTCATCACCCTGTACCGCACCGCAGTCCATAGCCGCCTGCACCGCAGGGCGCGCCCACGACGGCATATTGTCATCATTGAAATCATATACCATTGTAGTTTGGACTACGTTTACCAACTGTTTGTTGATGTTTTTTAAATCGGCAATTTCCGCCGCCTGTTTTTCAATTAATGATTTTAGTTCATTGTACTGTTCCATTGTCAGTCCCTCCTCATTTCTTAAAATCGCCTTAACCTTTTCTTTGAATGTCGTCCAACCGGCACTGTTCTCAGTTGCCCACTGTGCCGGACACTGTTTGTCCCATACGTCATAATGACGTAAAACAAACGTATCAACTGTATCTGCCGTAATGCCTATGTATTTGCATAATTCTGCACACAAATATGCAGTGTTGTTGATTGTTTTTTCAGATACAATGGAATTTCCGCTACAACACATTTCAATGGATATGCTGTTTATGTTGCGGCACTCGGCGTGTTTATATACCTTTGTGCCACCAACAGCCCATGCAGCATTATTTAATGCGACTGATTGATAGCAACTATCATCATCAGTAAACAAATGTGCCGATGAACCCCGTGAACCATTATGAAAATATGTCGCATTTTCTTTCGCAGTATCCTTTTTATTTCCTGTGTAATGAATTACAATGAATTTCACTACACGGCTACTGTATGTGTAATAGTTTGCCGGCGAAGATAGTGTTGATGTATTTATGTCAATACCATTGAACTGCTTTATAGGGAAATCATCATTTATTGTCCTCATTCTTATCCCCCTCATCTGTCATATCATCAAGCTTTTTACTTGCAACTTCCAAGCCTTTTGTTAAAAACTTCGGAACATCTACGCCTATTTCTATCAGATTTTCAATTATTGAACGTATTTCATTGATTATAAATGTAGCCAATACAAACCAACCTATAAATGCGGATATTCCTAAATCAATACCAATAATATTGCCTATATCTTTGAAAGTGTATGACATGAAAAAGGCTATAAATATTACAATCCAATAACCTAATTTCTTTATAACCCCTTTTGCACCTTTATTGCTATTTTCTGTGTTTGAATATTTCGCCTTTTCAACTCCGGTGAAGAAGTCAACCACATTCAGCACCATAAAAGCCGCAAATATGTACCAGTATGCTCCGAACGCAGACGTTAAAAACGTCAACACTGTCGCCCATAACAAATTAATCTTAACAAAAATTTTATCCATAATCTAATCCTCCAAATCTTTATGTTTTTTCAAAATTACTACACCCAAAACGTCACCCAGTTCCACCGTTCCAAAATTGCGACTGTCTGTACTATGTCCACGATTATCACCCATAATCCATAATTCACCATTAGGGATTATAATATCACTGCTTTCGCCTGATTGTTCCTGCGGATTTATGTATGTTTCGTTCTGCCATTCGCCATTTATCGCTACACTGCCATATGTGCTAATCGTCAAATGGTCGCCGCCAATAGCAATAACACGTTTAATCAACATATCACCGCCATGCGAAATAACTA